GGATTCATGACCTGGCTTACCACGGGCACCCAGCAGTTCGATGAGTTCGGCAACGTGGTGGGAGAGACGGCCTCGCCCATCCAGCAGGCGATCAGCACGCTGCAGGACATGGTGCCGGTGCTCGCCGCTGTGGGCGGTGCGCTTCTCGCGTACAAGACCTATTCGCTCGCTGTCACTGCGGCGGAGAAAGCGCGCGCCGTGGTGACCGGCGTGGTGGACAAGGCGACCGCGCTGCTCAACGGAACCATGCGCCTCAACCCCATCGGCATCGTCATCACGCTCATCGGCGCGCTCGTGGCAGCCTTCGTGTACCTGTGGAACACCTCCGAGGAGTTCCGCAACTTCTGGATCGGCGTGTGGGAGGCCGTGAAGGCTGCGGTGCAGCCCCTCGCCGACTGGATGATGGCCAACGTCATCACGCCGCTGGTGTCCAACTTCCAAGAGTTCCAGGGCATCTTCTCGGCGCTCTGGGACGCCATCGTCGGCGCAGTCATGAGCGCGTGGGAGCAGATCGCCCCCATCGTGCAGGCCGGCATGCTCGTGCTTCAAACCATCATCGAGGCCGTCATGCCCGTGGTGCAGACGATCTGGAGCAGCTGCTGGGGCGTCATCTCAGCCGTGGCCACCGCCGTGTGGAACGCTATCAGCAACACGGTGAGCACGGTCATGGGCGTCATCCAGGGCATCATCCAGGTGGTGACCGGCATCATCAGCGGTGACTGGGATGCGGTTTGGAACGGCATCAAGCAGGTGTTCGAGAGCATCGTCAACGGCATCCTGCAGGCAGGTGCCAACGTGTTCAACGCGCTCACCTCGATCATCAGCGCGGTGCTGACCGGCATCTACAACGTATGGGCCTCCATCTGGAACAGCGTGTTCAGCGTGGCCAGCAGCATTTGGAACGCCATCAGCTCAAACATCGGCGGGGTGGTCAATGGAATCTGGAACAACATCACCAGCACCTTCAACAGCTTGGTCGGCACGGTCATGGGCATCTTCAACAGCGTGAAGGACGCGATCACCAACCCCATCGAGACGGCGAAGAACACGGTCTCCAACATCGTGGAGACCATCAAGGGGTTCTTCTCGAACTTCCACATACAGCTGCCGCACATCAACCTGCCGTACTTCTCGATCAGCCCGCCGGGCTGGCAGATCGGCGACCTGCTCGAAGGCTCCATCCCGACCCTAGGCATCGAGTGGCACGCCACCGGCGGCGTGTTCAACGGCCCCAGCGTTATCGGCGTGGGCGAGGCCGGCACCGAGTTCGTGGTGCCCCGCGACGGCAAGCACATGCGCCCGTTTGCCGAGGCGGTGTCCGAGAACATGGCGTTCCCCACGCCCGAGGAGTTCGCTGCGGCGATAGTCGCGGCCCTCATGGCGGCAGGGTTCGGCAAGACGGTGCTCAACATCGACGGCAGGAACGTAGGCGAGGCGCTTGCGCCCTACCTGGACCAGATCAACGGCAGCAGGTACACAAACGCAAGGAGAGGACTGGCGATATGATGAACCACGGCATCAGCGTGGACGGCTACCATTCCCTCGATGACTTCGGGTGGCGCCTCGTCAACCGCGAGGAAACGCCCCCGAAGCTGAGGCAGACCAAGGTTACCGTGCCCTACGCGAACGGGGCGCTGGACTACACCGGGGTCTATGGTGAGGCGTTCTACGACGAGAAGCAGATCACCTACACCTTCGCCCGCGACTTCAAGAACATCGCCGACATGATGGAGGGCGTGCGCGAGTTCGTGGCGTGGCTCTCCGGCATCTACAACGCCGACATACGCGACAGCATGTTCGAGGAGTTCCACAACCACGGCAGCTGCTCGGGCACATCTTGGGAGCACGCGCACAGCGGGGTGACCGCCAAGGTGAAGGCCGACTTCGACCTCTACCCCTTCATGGTCGCCGACGATGAGAGCACCGCCACCCTTGAGGTCGGCACCAACTACGTCATAAACGAGGGCAGGCCCGTGCGAATCACGGCAGAGCCTCTGCGCGACTGGGCGAAGATCACCATGGGCAGCGAGAGCGTGACCGTGAGGACCAAGCAGGTCACGAGCCTGTGCCTTGAGAGCGGCATGGTGGAGATCGAGGTGGACGGCGGCGGTGCCGTCATCACATGGTTCGAGGAGCGCATGTGATGCTCTACACCGTCACCATCTTCAACGACGGCGAGGCCGTCAACATCCACGACCGATACGAGCGCATCGCCGGGGCGCAGGTGTCAAAGGAGCGCAACGCCATCGACTGCCTCAGTTTCACTATATACCCCGACAACCCCGGCTACGATCTGCTGCGCAGGATGAAGACAACTATCCAAGTGCGCAACGGAAAGACGGGGCGGCTGGACTTCGACGGCCGGGTTGTCAAGGCTCCCTCCTCTATGGACGCAAGCGGCACCGTCTTCAAGTCGGTGCAGTGCGAGGGCGTAGAGGCGTACCTGTGCGATTCGACCCAGCCATACCTGGCAGAGCGCCAGTGGTCCGGGGGCAGCGGCCGCAGCGGGCTGCAAGAGTTCATCGACTACGTGCTCGCGCGGCACAACGAGCGCGTGGAGCCGCACAAGCGCATCTACCGGGGGCGCGTTGACCTCGTGACATACGAGACAACCGGCGGGGTGTACAAGGGGTTGCAGCGCGAGAGCACGCGCGACACCCTCGCCAAGAAGCTGGTGGATGTGTTCGGCGGCGAGATGAGGGTGCGCAGGAACGAAGAGGACGGCCTCCTGTACCTCGACTACAGCCAGAGGCTCGGAACCGAGCGCGACGCGCCCATCGAGGTGGCGCGCAACATGGCGAGCGTGACCATGGACGAGGACCCCACCCAGATCATCACGCGCCTGCGGCCACTCGGAGCGAAGAAGGAGGGCAGCGAGGACCGCATCACCGTGGCTCCCGCGAACTCCGGCCGCGAGTATGTTGACGATGAGGAGGCCATGGCCGAGTACGGCATCATCGAGGGCACCCACACCTGGGACGATGTGACGCAGCCCGCCAACCTCCTCAGCGCGGCGCGCTCGTGGCTCACCGCGAACAACCGCTTCCCACACTCGGCCGCCGTGAGCGCCTACGACCTATCGCTCATAGACCTGGCCCCCGACGAGTTCGCGCTGCTGGACTGGTACAGGTGCCGCAACCCCCTCGTGGGACTTGACGAGAGCCTGGAGATCATCAAGCAGACCATCAACATCAACGAGCCGCATGCCTCAAGCATCGACCTGGGAGATTCGACCGCGAGGCAGTCATCCCAGGCGACAGCCGCCCTAGCATCGAAGGTGGCAGAGCTTGAGAAGCTGCTCGGCCTGTAACGAAAGGAGCGGCATGCCAAGGAACGCGAGAGTCCACGACGTGCGGATCGTGGACCGCAAGATAACCTACCCCCGCAACGACCGATGGGTGCAGAACTGCGTGCGCGGCGACGTGCTGCGCGTGGCTTGGGACAGCGAGTGGGACTACATGACCGACGTGGTGGCCATCTTCGTGAACGCCGCCGACGGCGAGCGCAGCAACCCCATCCCCATCACTTCCGGCCAGTGCGAGATCCCCGCCAACGTGCTGCTCACCAACGGGCGGCTGTTCGTCACCATCATCGGCTATCTGGGGATGGACCAGCGCCTCATCACCCAGAAGATGGAGCGCCCCTTCCTCATCAACGAGAGCGGCGACGTGTACGACACCCTCCTGCCCGAGGTGACCGATGACGTGATGCAGCGCGTGCTGAACGCCGTGCGCGAGGTCGATGCGGCCGTGGCCGACGCGCTGGTCATCAGCCGCGAGGCGCAGGCGATCATCGACGCCATCCACTCCCAGGGCTTCGACATGGACGCGGTGCTCGCCGCCCTTGAGCAGATAGCCCACAGGACCACCCGCGAGAGCGGCGACGTGTGGGCGGTCGCCGACGTGCTCTTCGCCTCCTTCGACATGGCGACCTACGAGGACGAGGAGACCGCGTTCTTCAAGAGCGCCCGCATGAACGACGAGACCGAGACCCTAGAGATTGGAGAGCAGTAGCATGGCCAACGTATCCTACACATCATTCATCAACGATGACGGCGTGCGCGAGAAGCGCGAGTTCGTCGATGCGGGCGCCCGCACGCTAATCCAGGCGCAAGAGCAGAAGATCGCGGCACTTGAGGAAGTAGATGAGGACTTCCGGGGCGGCCCCATCCTGCTGAACACCCAGCAGGCGAACAACACCTTCGAGGGGCGCGATATCGAGGTGCTGTTCGAGGCGGAGATCGCCAACGGCTACGCGAACGCATGGGAATACCTCGCCGACCGCGTTGACCTCGCCAAGACGGCCGGGAAGAAGGCATACGCCGGGCTTCGTGAGCGCGACTTCATGAACGTGCCCGTCGAATCGAACACCTACCCCTACGAGATCGGCGGCTTCGACTATGACCGAAGGTGCGGGGACCCGGAGCAGGGGCCGAGCATCATCATGGTCACCCACATGGCGTTCCCCGAGCGCGTCAAGTGGAACAACACCAACGACAACAACGGCACGGCCGCCCAGCCCTTCCCGTACCTCGCCAGCAACGTCTACGACTACCTGAACAACACGCTGCTTCCGAAGTTCCCGGCAGAGGTGCGCGCCGTCATGAAGGAGCGCATCGCTCTCATCGAGAGCCGCTACAGCGCCTCGGGCAAGCTGACAGCATCGAACAACTGGGCATGGAAGCCTATCGGGCGCCTGTGGCTCCCGAGTGAGCCGGAACTGTTCGGACGCAACCAATGGGGCGACCCCTACGGTGATGCTCAAGGTTCGCAGTTCCCGAACTTCCGCGACCCGAGCGACCGCATCTTCCGAACTCCTGCCGGGGAAAGGTCCGGCGTTTGGTCTCGCTCCGTGGCGGCTGGTGGCTCCGTCGGCGCGTGCCATGCCGCCGCGTGCGGCTATGCCGACCCCGCCTCGGCCGCGGGCACCTGGGTTGGTGTGGCGCCCTGCTTCCTCATAGGCTGAGAATCAGCCGTACTTTATACTTTACAGGAGCCGCCTTGCGCGGCTCCTGATCTTTATACCGCGAAGCGGTCGCTGCATTTTTCGTTTTTCGGAGGTATCTGATGAGTTCTGTCCTGCTCAGGAAGCGCAACCTGTCAACAAAGCAGTTCTTTATAAAGGCGCTTGACATACAGGTGGAAACGGCGAGGCTCGCCCACAAGGAGAGCGTTGTGCCAAAGTCCTACCGCTTCACGTTCGGAGTGCCCATGTGCGAGGCTGCCAGGTCGATGGTTGCCAACATCGAACATGCCGACGCATCCTACCCGAACACCTCCTGGGGAGTGATAGAGCGCAAGAAGAGTTTTGCCATGGCTATCGCCGACGCGAACACGCTGTACGACCTTATCGCTTGCCTGATCGAGGTGCGCAAAGGCCCCAAGAAAGAGAAAACCGATGCCGACGAGGGCAAAAATGAGGATGCTGAGAAAAAGGACGCAAAGAAGGACGCAAAGAAGGGCAGTGGAATCGACCTCAATGAACTGCATGCCCTGCTCGATGGCCTTGACGAAGAAATCGCTATCCTCCAAGGCGCGAAGAACGGCGTGAAGATTATCGGCAAGGAGAGCGAGGAGAGCCGCCTGGAAGCCGCAGAGGCAGAAGCGCAGCGCCTCCGCGACCTGATCTTGATACGGGACGAGGTGCGGGTATAATGGCCGCAGGTTGCGCGTCGCATGCTCGTCCGACGTTTGGTCTCGCTCCGTGGCGGCTGGTAGCTCCGTCGGCGCGTGCCATGCCACCGCGTACGGCTATGCCAACACCAACTCGGCCGCGAGCACCTGGGTTGGTGTGGCGCCCTGCTTCACTTACGGCCAGTCCTAGTAGCTCTGCGAACGCCGTGCCAAAGAGGAAGGGATGCGCGACCATCGGGGGCAACCCCGTCAATAAGCGCCTCGCGGGGGGCGGCGGACGCTGCTTGCATGGCGGTGCGTTGGACGTTCCGCGCCGTTTCATGCCGACCCTCCAAGCGGCTGGCAGAACGCTCCATTGGGAGCCGTGCGAGGCGCACTCATGAACTCGGAGGAGAGACGGGCGGCAAGGCGCAAGCGCCGCGAGGAGAAGCGCGCAGCCAATAAGGCGAAGCGCGTGGCCGGCTGCACGCTTGAGAACGTGGCGTCGCTCAATTCGCTCTACATAGCCGCCAAGCAGAGCAGCAGGGGCGTGAGGTGGAAGGCGAGCGTCCAAGGTTACCTCATCAACATCCTGCGCAACATCACAAAGGCGCACCGCGACCTCATGGAAGGGGTTGACGTGTGCCGTCCCACCCACGACTTCGTGATTTACGAGCAAGGGGTTCGCCGCGAAATCTCTGCGGTGTGCTTCCCCGAGCGCGTCATCAAGAAATCGTACTGCCAGAACGCCCTCGTCCCCGCCGTGGTTCCCACGCTTATACAGAACAACTACGCAAACGTGAAGGGGCGCGGCACCCTTTACGCCATCAAGAGCGTCAAGCGCCACCTGGCTCGCCACTACAGGAAGCATGGGTCTGAGGGCTATATCCTGCTGGTGGATATTTCCAAATACTTCGCAAGCATCGAACACGAGCACGCCAAGGAGATACTTGAGAACTTCGCAGACCCGCGCCTCAAAGAACTGGGCGCCAACTTCATAGACAGGCAGGGCGAGGTCGGCCTCGGTCTTGGTGATGAGCCGAATCAGATACACGCGGTCGCCTATCTCAGCCCCATCGACCATTTCGTGACCGAGTGCTGCGGCGTGGAGGCCTACGGCAGGTACATGGATGACCTGTACGCAATCCACACGGACAAGGAGCACCTGAAAATGGTAGCGGCTTGCATCGAATCGCTCTGCCTCTCAAGAGGCATGCGCCTGAATACCCGAAAGACCCGCATCGTAAAGCTGTCCCGAGGCTTCACCTTTTTGAAAAAGCGATTCACCTACACCGAGACGGGGAAGGTGCTGGTGAGGCCGTGCCGCAAGACGATCACTAGGCAGAGGCGCAAACTGAAAGCCATGGCAAAGCTGGTGGCAGAGGGCAAGATGACGCGGGAACAAGCGATTCAGGCGTATCAGTCATGGCGCGGCGGCCTGATGCACCTGGACGCGCAGAAAACAGTGGAGAGCATGGACGCGCTGTTCAGGGAACTGTTCGACCCGGTAAACAATCTCCGGGGGGGGGTCTCACTGAAATAACCCTACCGCTCGCGGCGTAAAGCGACACCCTCAATAAGGTGAGTCCATCCGATATACGAAAGGAGGACCCACGTGAAGCGCGACGAGATCGAGGGCGAGATCAACGCCAACAAGAACATCCTCGACAACACGGACTACCAGATTCTGCGCGCCGTTGAGGAAATCTTCGCAGCCGAGGACGTGATGAGCCTGCTCAAGGCCATCACAGATGCGGGCAAGGTCATCAAGGACACCATCCGGCTGCGCAAGAGGATGCGCGACCGCATCAACGAACTCGAATCCATGACGGCCGAAGACGACGAGCAGCCCAATGCGCCCGAGGGGGCAGCTGCGTAATGGACTTCATTTGGCAGGCACTTCCGGCAATCATCAGCACCGTGACGCTCGGCGTGGTGGGCTTCGTGTCCAAGAAGGTCATGGACTTCCTGCGCGAGTTCAAGGCGCAGCACGCGGCGCTCATGGAGAGCCAGCGCAACCAGCTCAAGGCGTCCATAGTGGCGACCTACGAGAGGGTCGTGGCCCGAGGCTGGATCACCCCCATGGAACTCGAATCGGTCAACCGCGAGTTCGACAGCTACAAGAAGCTGGGCGGAAACCACTACATCCACTCACTGGTTCGCAGGATGAACGAGGAAATACCCGTCAAAGGCGAACCCATCCCCACCGATTAAGGAGGCAACGATGCCCGAGACAAAGAACCCCATCCGCAAGGCCACCACCGCATTCGTGAACTGGTGCGCCGACACATCCCCCGCCGCACGCTTGGAGCGCACCATCGCCCAAGGCGTCATCGGCGTGGGCGCTTCCCTTCTGGCCAACACCGCAGGCGCGCCCGAGTGGGTGACCATCGGCTTGGCCCCGACGGTCATGGCTGTGCTCGCGCCCATCCAAGCGGAGATCGGCAAGCGCGCAGATGCGTAACCCCGCACGCGCGCTCTTCTACGCACTGGTCGCCCTCGCCTGCACCGTCGCAGCCGGGGGCGCCGTTGTTGCCACTTCGCAGTGGCACCCTGCCCCCGCACGTCCCGAAGCCCTGGCGCTGAGCGATCAGGTGAGAGACCGCGACCTGCTGACCCCGCAGGAGAAGGAGTGGGCACGGGAATCAGGGGTCGGCAGCTATTCATTCGGCGGCATGTACTACGTAGACGAGGGACTGCCGCCCGAGTATTGGGAGGACTGACATGAGCGAGACACTTGAACAGCTCATCGCCTTGGGAAACGAGGGCGCGCCACAGGAATGGCTCGACCACTTCACTGGCCAGGGCATCGGTGACGGCTATGAGGGCATCACCGCCGAAGAGGTTGAGAAGATCATAGCCTCGGGGGAACTGATGGCCGAGGCGGAGCAGATCATCCAGGCGACCTACGAAACCAAGTTCCTGCAATGCAACCCGACAAACTACACGAGGGGGCGCGGCGGGAACTCGGTGCAGTGGCTCGTCATCCACTACACGGCGGGAGCTAAGACCTCAGACGGCGCCGCCGAGGCCAACTGCATCTATTTCGGTCGAGAAGCGAACCTCGGCGCTTCCGCACATTACTTCGTCTGCGACGGCTACACCATCTGGCAGAGCGTGAGCGAAGGCGATACCGCATGGCATGCCGGTAACTGGGCAATCAACCAGCGCAGCATAGGCATCGAAGTCTGCACGGCCGGCGCGTTCACCGATGCCGAGATCGAGCGCCTGACTTGGCTTGTGCAGAACCTCATGGCGAAGTACGGCATCGCCGCCGACCATGTTATTCGTCACTACGATGCGAACGGTAAGCACTGCCCCGCTCACTACGTAGACGCTGCGCGGTGGAAGGAATTGCACACCCGCATCACTACCGGCAAGGCATCGGCTCCTCAGCCTGCACCCTCAAAGCCAACGCCCGCTCCGTCCAAGCCTGCGGTAAGCAACTCGACCGAGAGAACCGGCACGGGTTTCGGAGGTCGTTACCGCTGCACTGTGAACGGCCTGCGGGTACGCACTGCACCGAGCCTCAGCGGCACCGTGGTCGCAAGCTACAACAAGGGGCAGACCGTGGTGCTCGATGACTGGTACAAGATCGCCGACGGCTGGGTCTGGGGACGCTACACCGGCGCGCAGTCCGGCCAGAAACGGTACGTTGCGGTCGGCAAGCCCACGGGAGGGCCTGCGGCTGACGATTACCTGCTCAAGGTCTGA